GCCTGGTTCCTGCACGTGACCAGCATGCCGGTGAAGCCCTTCGTCTACCAGGAGCGCAAGGCCCCGGTGTTCGTCGAGCAGACCGACGCCCAGGCGGACAACGTGTTCATGCGCAAGAAGTTCCGCTTCGGCGCCGAAGCCCGCTGCGCCGGCGGTTATGCCTTCTGGCAGATGTCCTACGGCAGCACCGGCACCGGCGAGTAACGGCAAATCCAGGGGCCGGGAGCGATCCCGGCCCACTGAACACGGAGCGCACATGATCATCATCACTGCAAAAAAAGACGGCTTCCGCCGCTGCGGGGTCGCTCACAGCGCACGTCCTGTCGAACACAAGGACGATGCCTTCACTCCGGAGCAACTGGCCGAACTGCAGGCCGAGCCCATGCTCGTCGTGGAGCTCGTCACCGAAAAGGCCAATGGGCCTGCCCCAAAGCCGGTTCAGAAGCCGGCCACAAAAAAGGGCGGGAAGGAATAGCCCATGTACAGCACCGTCGACCAGATCCTGAAGCTGCTCCCCGAGTCCGAGGTTTTGCAGCTGGCCGATGACGACTCGGCCGATGACATCACCGACGAGGCAGTGGTCGCCGTGCTGGAGGAAGCCATCGAGCAGGCTGACCGGGAGATCGACGCCTACGTGGGCACGGTCAAGCGGGTCCCGCTTTCGCCGGTCCCGGCCCTGATCGAGAACCTGTCCACCAAGCTGGCCGTCCATCACCTCTGGCTGCGCCGACCAGGTGTGGCCGAGCCTGAGATATGGCAGCGGGAGACGGCCAGGTGCATGCGCCTGCTGGAGGCCATCGCCACCGGCAAGATGGCCCTGGGCGCGGAAGATGGCGCGGCCTCGGACCCCAGCCAGGGGACGGCATCGTTCACGGCGAGTGAGCGGCTGATGTCGCGGAGGACGCTGTAATGTCCGGCCTGTCCATCAAGATCGAGTCCGTCCAGATGGAGGCCGTGCTGAACGAGCTGGCCGCCAGGATGGGCGACCTGACGCCGGTCATGCAGACGATTGGCGAGATCATCGTGGAGCAGACGGACACGGCCTTTGAAACGGGCGTTGCCCCGGACGGGAAGGCCTGGCCGGCATCCGGGCGGGCTTTGGCCACCGGCGGCCAGACGCTGATCGACACGGCAGTGCTGCGCAATTCCATCACCGTCCAGGCAACCGAGAACCAGGTGGAGGTCGGGACGAACGTCCTTTACGCCGCAATCCACCAGCTTGGCGGAAAGGCAGGGCGCGGGAAGAAAGCGATCATCCCGGCACGGCCGTTCCTGCCCGATCAGGGCAGTCTCGACTGGCCCGAGGTGAAGGCCACGCTGCTGGACTTCCTGCAAGGAGGATCATGATGACCAGGCTGGAACACGAGGACGCGATTGTCGACATCCTCAAAAAGGCAATGTCGGCCGGGGTGGTCGTTGAGCCGCTGCCCATGGGCTTGTCCGACCGCAAGGCCTTGGACGTGCGCGGGAGCGCTGTCTGGGTGGTCTATGCCGGCGGCAAGCCGAAACCGGGTCAGGACCCGAAGACCATGATGCACGCCGAGACGTGGGTGTGGTCCTGCCTGGTGCTGACCAAGGAGTACCGGTCGACAAAGGCCGGGGCCGTTACAGCCTTGGGGCTGCTGGAAGCCGTTAACGCGGCCCTGTCCGGGGCCAAGGTGGACGCGGCGCGCACGCTGACCAGGCTGGGGGATCAGCTCCTTCGCCTGCCGGAAGGGTGCGGGCTGATGGGCTACGAGGCCCAATTCGCAATCAACGTATTCGCCCCGCGCGGGGCATAGGGCAACGGCCCGAGGAGAGATCTATGACGACGTGGGACAGACAGTCTTACTACTATTCCGGCCAGGGTGTGGTCATGGTCGGGGACCTGGACGAGGACAACGCCCTGCTGGGCTTGACGCCGCTCGGCAACGTGACGGCGCTGGAGATCGGCGTGGAGGTGTCCGTCGAGGAGCACACGGAGAGCCAGAGCGGCCAGCGCGGCACGGACCTGCGCAAGGAAAAGGAGACCAAGGTCAGCATCAAGATGACCGCCCAGAACTTCGTGCGCGACGTGCTGGCCATGTTCACCCGCGGCACGTCGACGCCCGTCGACGCCGGCGAGGTCACGGCCGGAGAGGTGGTCTGCATGCTCGGCAAGGTCATGCCGCTGCCGCACATCAAGGTCAGCGATGTGGTACTGAAGAAGGGTGAGGCGACCCTCACGGCCTACGTCGATGACGACACCCCCTATGACTACCAGCTCAATGCCGACGCCGGCAGCATCAGGTTCGCGGCCACCCCGGCCACGTCCGGCCTGACGGACGAGGACGAGCTGACCATCGCCTACGATTACGCGGCCCAGGCCCAGGTGGACAGCCTGACCACCGGCGCCGTGGCCCGCTTCCTGCGGTTCGAGGGCCTGAACACCGCCGACAGCAACCAGCCGGTGGTTGTCGAGGCCTTCCGCTGCCAGTTCGACCCGGCCAAGGTATTGTCCCTGATCTCGGACGAGACCGTCCAGTCATTCGAGCTGGAAGGGTCGATCCTGGCCGATCTGACCCGCGCAACCGGATCCAAGTACTTCCGCGAACGGATGCTGCGGTAGCCCGACATCAACGCCAACGGGCCGGTTCAACGAGAGCCGGCCCGAACCACGGCCAAGCCTGACCTAAGGAGTACCATGGAAACCCTTGAGAAGATCGCCCCTGCCCCTCTCACCCTCACCGTCGCCGGCGAGTCCCTGACAATCTCCCCGATCAAGACCAGGGAGCTGCCCAGGATGCTCAAGGCAGTGAAGCCCATCGCCGCCGAGATCCAGTCCGGGGACGTGGTCGCCGCACTGATGGCGAACGCGGACTGCCTGGTCGAGGCCGTGGCCATCGGAGCCAGGAAGCCCAGGGCCTGGGTGGACGAATTGGATCTGGACGACCTGGTCATGCTGGCGTCCGCCGTGTTGGAGGTGAATGGCGATTTTTTCGTCCGTGCGGTCCTGCCCGGGGCAATAGAGGCGATGGACCGCGTGAGTCAGCTGATTGGGCAGAGGTCATCGATGCCCTCGTCGGCGGCGGATACGGACTCGACGAAATCCTAGATCTCCCGCGCGACGGCGTTCTGGCTCTGGCTGACGCGCTGGCGGCCAGGCGGCGCAAGGAATCGATCCTGCGCGAGATTGAACAGAGCAACGCGGCCCGCGCCGCCTGGCTCGATCCGAAAGACTACAACGCCCACGTGGCGAAACTGAAGAAGGAACTCGCATGAGCGACATGGCTCTCTCCCTAAAGATCCAGGCCGATGCCAAGCAAACCATGGCCGAGCTGAAGGCCCTTGTGGCCCAGGTGAAGCTGTCGGGCCGAGAGGCTACGGCCGCGGAGCGGGAGGCCATCAACGCCGCGCGCGAACGGGTCAAGGAGACGCGGGCCGTGGCACTGGCCCAGCGCGACATGGGCACCCTCGGTGTGCGGTCCACCAAGGCCATCAAGGAAGAGATGGACCAGGTGAACGCCGCCCTGGACCGCCTCAAGAGATCGAGCAGCGCGGCGGGAACGGACCTGGCCCGCGCGACCCAAGCCGCCAAGGTCAAGATGTCCGAGTTGAAGGCCGAGATGTCCGGCACCGTCAGTGCCTCGGACCAACTGCGGGACGCTTGGGGGCAGCTGGCCGGCCTGGTCGCCGGACTGGCTGCGTTCGGCACGGCGGCCAGGGAGGCCATCCAGTTCGAGAGCGCCCTGGTGGATCTGCGCCGTGCCGCCGGCGTGACCAGCGACGAGGCCCGGGAGATGGGCAAGGAGTTCCAGGACCTGGCCGTCAAACTGGGCATGAGCGCGGTGGCCATCACGCAGCTGGCCACGGAAGCGGCCAAGACCGGCGTGGCTAAGCGCGATCTGCTGGAGTTCTCGCGGATCGCTGCCACGGCGGCCATGAATTTTGACATGCTCCCCGAGGAGGCCGGCAACGCCCTGGCCAAGCTCAAGAACATCCTCGGCCTGGGCGTGAAGGACATGGAAGCCTTCGTGGCCACCCTGAACGAGCTGGCCGACAACGCCGCCACCAGCGAGCGGGACATCATCGAGGCCCTGAAGCTGGGCGGTGGATCCGCGATCCAGTTTGGCCTGACCGCCAGGGAGTCCGCGGCTTTGGCCACGGCGTTCCTGGACCTGGGCGCGACATCGGAGCAGGCCGGCACGGCCATGCGCACCCTGCTGGGCAGATTGCGCCTTGCGTCCTCCGGAACTGGCGAGGCCGGCAAGGCTCTGCAGCGAGTTGTCGGCGACGCGCGGAAGTTCGCCCAGGTCATGGCCGTGGACGCCAGCGGAGCGCTGCAGCAGTTCATGGAGAAGCTGAAGGAGATGCCGTCGGCGCAACGCTTCGAAGTATTGCGGGACATCTTCGCCGAAGGCCTGGACACGGAGAATATCTCCAAGCTGGCCGGCGGTGTCGACCGGTTGACAGCGGCCATGGGCCGGGCGGCCAAGTCCGATGACGAGCTGATCCAGGGCTTGCGCGACCTGACGAACATGAAGCTCGAATCCACCTAGTCCGAGCTGAACAAGATGGGCGCAGCCTGGCGCAATGCCGGCTCGGCTGTCGGAGAACTCTTCCTGCCGATGATTCGAGCGACAGCCATCGCCCTGGTGGCCGTGGCCGATGCCATCAGGACGTTGATCGATGTGGCCCCGAACCTGACCAGGTTGGTTACGGTCGGCGCGATGATCGCCTTGGCCTGGGCCCCGCTCAAACTGCTCTTTTCAGGGCTTGGGCCGGCGCTGACGCGTCTCGGGTCCGTAGCCGTCGCCGTTGGATCAGCGTTATGGAAGTTTTTTTCGGCGACGAGCGCCGGGGTTACGATCCTTGGGGGTGCCCGCGTCGCTATGGCAACCCTGGGCCGAGCCATCGTGGCTATGCTCGGTCCAATCGGGTGGGCACTCTCGGGCCTGACGCTCCTCTGGTCCGCCTGGAATTGGTTCAAAGAAGACGACCAGGCAAAGGCCATGGCTGAACGAGCTGCGGCATTCGATGATGTGGGCTCTGCCCTGAAAGGCGTCGGGACCGCTGCTGACCAGGCAAAGAACCAGATCCAGCTGGCCATGGAGGAGGCGACGGCGCCCATCGAGGCCCTGGTTGCGAACTACAAGACGGCCACCGAGCAGATCAAGACGACCCTTGCCGACCGGCTGCTGGCCATCGACGACGCGGCCAAGCGGGAACTGGAGGTTGTGCAGACTGCTGGCCTGAGCCAGCGTGACCAACTGCGAGAAACGGCCCGGATCACGCTCGAAGCCGAGAATCAGAAGGTCGACGCCATCCGGACGGCCGGTCAGGACATGGAGCGCGCCTGGCAGACGACCTATGGCCGGGCCCTGGAGATAGCACGCGCCGCCGGCATGGACACGGTGAAGCTGGAGCAGGACGCCACCGACGCCAAGATCGAGATCTACAAGCAGCTGGAAGCAGGATACCGCAAGACCGTCGATGCCCTCATCGCCGAGGAGCAGCGGCACCTGAGGGCCGTGCAGGAGATCGAGAACCAGCGGCTGCTGCTGAAAATGTCCGTCGAGGATAGGATCCGCTCGCTGAAGCAGAAGACCATGTCCGACGAGCAGGCCTATGCCGACCGCGTCCAGCAGATCGAGGACAAGCTGGCCAAGGCTCGGGAGGCATCGGCCAAGGGCCAGTCCGACATGGCCAAGCGGTATGCCGACGAGGCCATGGGCCTGGCGGAACGCAATGCCCAGGAAGTGGTCCGGACGGTGGAGCAAGGCGGCCAGCGCGTCTCCACCACGGTGGTCACCCTGGAGCAGGCCGTGCGCACCAGCCAGGGGCAGATCGAGCAGGCCTTCTCCATCCTGGACAGCGACCTGGCCAAGAACGCCCAGGACCGCGCGGAGATGGCCAGCGACACCAAGGCCAAGGCAGGCGAGGCCAAGAACGACCTGCAGGGCGTCCTGGAAAAGCTCCAGGAAATCAGGGCGGCCCAAGAGCAGAAGGTCGCGTTGCAGCTGGAGGCTGACGAAGCATCTGCGGCAGCGGCCCTGGAGAAATTGCGCGCTATCGCCGATGCCCAGACCATCCTGGCAAAGGTTGACGCGGATCTGGCTGCGGCCACGGCGAGCTTGCAGGCATGGAAGGATGCTCCGGACAACAAGGAAATGGCCCTGACCGCCAGGGTGGACCAGGCCAGCCTCGACGTGTCGGTCGCCAATCTCAAGACGGCCATGACCAATGCCGGCCTGCAGGTGCCCGCCGACCTGGACACCGCCCCGGCCAGGGAATCACTCGAAAAGCTGCACCAGATCCTCGACAGCACGAAGACGACCTCCAAGCACGATGTGAAGGACAACGTCCCGGCCGTGAAGAAGGAGATCGATTCCTTGAAAGGCCGCAACACGTCCTCCACGCACACGATCTACGTGCGTCGAGTTGAACGCAACGCTGCAGGCGGGTGGGCCGGCGAGGCAGCCCAGAGCCTGGCCGATGGCGGCCGGGCCTGGCGCCGCTTCACGGGTACGGTCTTCGGCCCAGGGACGGGCACGTCGGACTCGATCCGCGCCATGCTGTCCCGCGGTGAGTTCGTGGTCCGGGAGCGGGCGACCAGGATCGTGTCCCAGGTGCTGCCCGGGTTCATCGAACGGTTCAACGCCGTGTCTTCGAAGACCGACTTGCAGCGCCTGTTCAGCAGTTTCGCGGGGGCGCTGTCCGCGCCGCAGCTCAAGTTGGCCGGCGGCGGCTGGGCCACGGCTCCGGTCATTTCATCCACGTCCGGAGCGCCCGGCGCATTCAGCGACACGATGACCTGGTTGATTCGCGCCGGCGAGAGCGAGGCCAGGATCCGCGTCGTGGGCGCCGACAGCCGCCGCGATCTGCACGCCATCACCGACGAGCTGACCCGCGTGGGTCTGTTGAGGGGGACGAGATAACATGGGCACACGCTTCCGGCTGTATTCGACGGATGTCGACCCGACGCTGACCCCGGACCTTTACGGCACCGAGGAGCCGCCGGCAGAACCATCGGCCGTCCCCGCCGTCCTCATCCGATGGGATCATGACCCCATCGAGGGCGGAATCCAGGAAGCGCCTCCCGAGGGGCGCGGATCCGTCATCGAGACCGGAGACAATGGCATCGTGGTGCAGGACTTCGGCGTGCCGGACGGCGGCGGCACATTGACCATCCAGGGCAACGCACAGCCCGACGGGGAATTCCTGACGCCGGAGACGGTGGCCCTGTTCCGGGCCGCGTACAAGGCCGCCGACGTCGAGTACTACCTGACGGACGGCGTCCGCTGCTGGCGAGTTAGGTGGAGCCGCAAGCCGGCAGGTTTTAACGTCTGGATGTCCCAGTTCTGGGCGGAGCATGGCGTGATCGAGTACAGCTACGAGTTCGTATTCATTGTCATGGAGGAAATCGAGCTGTGAAGCCGTGGCGCGTCATCCTGAACGGCGTCGACATCACGCGGAAGGTGTCTCGGGTGCAGACTCGGAGCGAGGCAGAGAATATCTGCCTCGAAGCCGAGGTGACCATCGCCGATCCGTCGATCCTCGATGGCATTGTTTTGCCGCGGGTGCCGCAGGTCCTGGCGATAGAGGTCGACGCGCTGGTAAATGGATCCTGGGTGAGTCGCGGCGCGTATTACCTGGAGCAGATCGGCCACGCCCTGGAGCAGAACTCTCACTTGGCCACGGTCTGGGGCCGCAGTCTGAGCGCCCGGCTGACGACGCCATGGGCCCAGAAAATTTCCCGCCAGTGGGGCGTGGCGAAGACCATCGACGAGATCCTGTCCGAGCTGTCCGCGATGTGCGGTGTGGCCATTTCGATTCAAAATGATTTTCCGATCTGCCAGTACTGCTACGCGGTGTCGGACTGGTACCCGAGCCAGATCGTTCAGGATTTGGCCGAACGGTCCGGCCAGATCTGCTGGCCGCAGATCGACGGGTCGCTCCTGATCGCGCCCAGGTTGTGCCGCGACCTGCCGGCGCCGGTGGTCACCCTGGTCGCCAATCAGATTGAGGTACAGGGTGTCCGCAGGCAGGTGCCCGATTTTGGCAACCGCATCTTGGTTTCCGGCGACGCTGCAGTCGCTGGCTTGTCAGTGCAGGTCGTGCCGCTGTCCGATGAAGATGCATGCGTTGTCGCTGACGGTCAATCCGCCGTTCGGCTCATCGCCATTGTTCTCGGCGCGGACGGATTGCCGGTTGCACTTGGGACAGTGGTCACATGGTCCGCATCATCCGGGCTCATGTCAGCAGCGACGAGCCAGACTGCAGAAGTCATGCGACAAGGCGAGGCTCATAAAGCTGACAGCTACACCAGCATCACGCTGGATATGCCTGCCGTTTCCGTTGTAGGCGTCTATGCCCGCAAAGACACACGGCGCGTTACGAACCTGTACCGGCAGCGAGGTGGCTCGGTGTCTGGCCGTGTCATCACATTTGCGGCCCCGCTCGACTACTTCGATCAGGCTGTTATTGTTGACTACATCGTTGCAGGAGCACCGATCACATGGACGGCTGGATGGGTCCCTGGCGATGTGACGGTGCTTGCATCCGTTGCTGGGGCGCAAGGCTATGCAACGATTCACCAGAGCAACCCGACGGCCTGTCAAACGCAGATTTCGCTTGAAGCTGTTCCATCGTCGCCATGCCTGGGCGATACGGTCACGATTTTTCTCAAAGCAACAATGTTCGGAGGAGCTGGCGTTGGCACAGCAACCTTTGACATCCAGGGGTGCGGATCGATTTCGAGTAAGCGAACAGCACTACAGCCTCAGCAGATTACAGAGACATTGAGGACAAGCATTTGGGGCGGGGCTGCGGAGGTGCGGCTGTCCGCCGTTCCTGCCGCTGGGTCTGTTCCTGTCGTCTATGAGGTGGGCACGACAACACCTAACCTTTACGCCTCGCACAAAGGGCAGACTGTCATCCTCAACAACGCAGCGATACTTCCGGGCACGCAGGTTGCGGTCACCTACGTTGCAGGCGGAACGGCGGCGATCACGTGGACGCCGTCTGCGCTGCCGAGCGGCAACGAGTACATCGCAGACTCTTTGCTCGTCACGCATGCTGGAGAGGCACCAAATACTGTCGCACAGGTCACGCTAACTCGCACGCCGGTTTCTGCGCCTCTATGCGTCCCGACGATGGAGATTGGCGATTTTT